TGTGCCATCTATGTCTGTTGTATAAATATACCCTTTAAGTTTTATATCTTGATGAGTGTTATCTGTTCGTGCAGTTACATAGAAAAATCTTGAGCCATCTATAACACGATAGTCGGCAGTTTGTAGTTCGGTAAGAAATTCGGCTACTACTGTTTCTGTTTCTTTAATTGCTGATACTGTTATCTCTTGAATAGCTCTAGTTGGTAGTGTTGTTGTGGCTTTGTATAGTCCTGATATGTCAGAATCTTCTTTAGTGAAAAACCACGATTTCATACCTCCTGTGGCACTTATAGGTATTGTTACATCAGTTGAATCTGTAACATCATTATCAGTTGCAGTTACACCTTCTCCTATGAAGTTAAGATTAGTTCGTTGTGGGAGAGAAGTGCCTTCGTCTTGGATTGTGTGTCCTCCACCACCACTATTAGAACCAGGAATTATTTTTGGGTAATTCTTTTCAAGAAATTCATCTAACCCTGAGATGTGTTTTAGACCGATTTGTTTATCTTTCTTTATAGGTAATTTATTTATTTTATTTACTATTTCTTCTCCTGTATCTGAATTAGCAACCTCCTTGATTACCTCTGTTTTTTCTATTATAATTTCTTTTTTGGGTTCAGGAATAAGAGGTTTGATTATAGAAATAAGCTCCTTTTTTGTAGGAGTTTTTCCATCAACACCATCCTTAATGTTGAGTTTGTCTTTAAATTCTTTTGTATTTAGACGAATTTCAATTTCTTTCATTTTATTCAAGAATTAACTTTACGCATAATGGTTCATTCATTTTATTTACTAATTCTCCTAATACCTTATTTGTTTCTGTCAAGTCAGTAGGTTTATTTTCAGGTATATTTACAGTAGTTTTAGGGATACTCTCTATAGCCTTGACAATACTAGCATAACCATTTTTATGTAGTTGATATTTTTGTCTTTCAATTTTTAGGTCTTCTTTTTCTTTTTCCATATAGTTAATCCATTATATCATAAACTTAATAAAATGTCAAGGTTAAAGGTTGGGTTGTTTTTTAGATTTTTGTTGTCTATATACAAATCTAAACTTTCTAAATATTAACTCTTTTGCTTGTGTGTCTTGTTTATTAATTTGAGCTAATTTATCTTCATCTGACATTTTCTGGTATCTAGGATTATTGAATAAAGAAGTAAGTTGTTTATTTAATTCTTGACCATAAAGTGTTTTAGCTTCCTTGAATTTTTCTTCACCTATTTTTTCTTTGAATTGAGTAATTTCCTTACTTGAAGTAGTCATCCAGTCGGTAAAAGTAGAACCTTTATCAAGTGCAGAAGTAACTTTATCAACCTCTTTGACGATACTTGAAACATTTTGTTTTTTAACTCTTGAGCCGAATAATATCGTTTCTAATACTGACTCTCTTTTTAATTGTTCACCAAGTATATTTTCTTTAATAGGTAATGTCATCTTAGCTGGAGTTTTATTAATTATTGTATCAAAAATACCTCCTTTTGTATCTCGCTGAAAAGGGTCTATTGCCTTAGAAACGTCTGTAACTATACCAGGTATTAATCTACTTGCTATTGACTCCATAGATGCTTTACCTGCACTACTTGCAACATCAGTAGGAGAAGAATCACTTGCATATTCAATATTCTTAAGTGTATCACTAAACACCTTTGCTCCTGGGATTTCACCTAAAGCTGAAGTAAAACCTTTTGCATAACCTTGCATTTTATTAATATAACCATCACCCTTTTTTGCATACATTATTGCAGTTAAAGGTATTGCAAGAGGTCCAAACCATTCTGTAGAAACCCACCTATCTCCAATTCTTACTGCATTGAAATTAGAGTTCTTTAATTGTTCTATTTGGTTTCTCTTTGGGTCATAGGCACCAACAAAATCATCTTCATTGAATAATTGTGAAATACTTAATGCTGCTACTATTCCAATACCACCCCTAGTAAATCCTTGAGCTATTTTCTTTATAGTTGCTGGGTCTTTTAAAGTTCCTTCTGAAATACCTTTCATTGTTTGATATAAACCCTTAAATATACCACCACCTGCATAATCTAACCCAGTTGCAATTATGTTTGCAGGAGTTTTTACGAATGGCATTATCCAGTCACCAGGTCTTCCTGGTAATTTATTTAGTACGTTTCTTATACCTTCTGATATAGCAGAAATAGTTGTTCTTTGTGTGTATGTTGAAATCTGTGAGTCAAGTACTGCTTGTGCTCTAATTGTTTTACCTACTGGAGTTTTTGGGTTAAGCAAAAAAGCATCCTTTAAATATCCTTCTGCTATTTTAGTATTACCTTTAGCTGCTTTTGTTGAACCCAACATAGCACTATCAGCGAAGTTTACGGAAGCTGTTACGTTATCAGGAGCACCCATTAATTGTTTAAATATTTTATCTTCAAAAAATCTTCCTATCTTTTTTACTGTTCCTTTACCTATAGAGGAAATTGTGTCTTTACCCAGTACACGCTGACCTCCAATCCCTGTATCTCCTATGTCTAACATACGAGATAAGTCAACACCAGTTTTTTGATAAACTCTAGTTGACATACCAACATATTTTTTTGCTAAATCAGTATTTAGGGTCTTAAATTGTCCAGTAGAAAAACGTCTTGTAAGAGCTTCGATAGCAGAGTTCTCTAGGTTAGAACCAATGTTAATTAATGGTGATTTAACAGATGTAAGCATAACACCTCTACCTATTGTTCCTGTAGCAACATCTAATGAAGAAGAAGGGTCAAGGGTTTTAAGATATTCATTCATCTTATTTTCAGCCACAAAATAATCAATCATTTCTTTCTCATGTTCTATACTACCTATATTGTCACCGAGTTTTTCTTTTGCAGTTCTTAATGTTCCATTAAGTTTAACAATTTGCTCTGCATCTACTGGAGATAAATCAACTCCATATTTTGTTTTAACTAAATCAGAAATTTTCTGTTTAAGTTCATTTGGTGTTAGCGGTTTCTTAGCCTTAAATTGTTGTTTAAGTTTTGTTGCTATCTCTTTTGGTATACAAGTATTTGTGTTTGCCATAATTATTTACAAGTTAAGAAATCTATTAAATCACCAATTACTTGGTTTACATCTTTGCCCTGTTTTAGTTGAGTATATGCACTATCATAATATTTCCCAATCTCTTTCTCAACATCAATTCCCTTTCTAAGAAGTGCTTGTTCTTTTATTATTCTTGCTTTCTTTAATGCTTCTGCTGCACCACTAGCTCCTTCGCCTTGATTTAACATTGAAAGATTTTGTCCAGCCTGTGCAGAAACATTTGATTTTGAAAGTTCTAATAATTTGTCATATTGATTTGTATTATCAAAGTATTCTTCTGCAAGTTTAAATGCCGTTTCTTTAGACATATTTTCATCTTTTACTATTCCTTGTGCTACTTTAATAATATGCTCCGTGTTACTATTGTCTATGTGATTCTGAAAAGCAGCAGCTTCTTTAACCTTTTGTGAAGGAGTAAAACCTGGAATATCATCTAACTTTTTAGATAATTCTACTACTTCTTTTTTAAATTTAGGTGTTGCTGAAATTACTGCTTCTTCAAAAGTTTTAGGTTGCTTAGTTGGCTTAGGTTTACTTGCTTCATAGTTTTTATTAAACTTAAATTCACCAGAATAATATTGAGGATTATTCTTCTTAAATTTTGCATATTTGGTTGGATTCAACTTCATATAAACAACATCTGGTTGTCCTGGTGTCCAATTAGCTTCACGTTTAACTTCATCAAAACCAAATCGTTTATAATATTCAGTTAATTTACCATCAAAGTTATCTAATTTTTTAGCACCATTTTCAATTGCATCTACAACTGCGAAAGCACCATTACCTTTTCCACCTTTATTAAAAACGCTAATTAAGTCACCATCAGGTTTAATTGCATAACCTGTATTTTTATCATAACTTAATGCAACTTTAAATTTAGAATATTCATTAGGAGTATAATCACTTAAGCCAAATTTCTTTACCATTGGTTTAACAATTTCACTAAATTCTTGGGGTAGTTCTTTTACAGGTGCGTTGGTAATTGTTTCACCTGTTGTTTGGTTTATTTTAGTAGTATATCCATTAGGAAGAACCTCATTTGGTTCTACTTGTCTAAATCCTTGCTCATCAAACACTCTTGGATTACTTCCATATTTAACTGTTGGTTCACCCTTTGGAGTTTTTCCCATTTTAATTGTAGGCAATTCAGTATCAGGAATTATGGGCTCATAGCCCTGTTGAATGGCATATTCTTCAGGTGTAAGTGGTGCTTTAGGAGTTTCAATAATTGGTTTCTTCTTTGAAAAAACTTTCTTTGCAAGAGGAAAACTTCCAGCTGTAACAAGTCCAAATACTGAATCAAAAGCAGCTTGTTTTGTCCTATCTGTCATAGAAGTATTTGGGTCAAGTGCTAGTTGTCCTCCAGTAATATCACCCAATACACCTTTTGCAATATTATTTTTTACACCTAAATTGCCAACAATCTTACCTCCAAGAGCATATTCACCCATCATTTTAGATGAAGATGAAAGTGCTGTAGAAATATCTTGTTGACCTTCTGGTTTTGAGTCAGCGAGTGCTTTACTTAAATAATCTAATTGTATTCCCTTATTTCTTGGAGCATTTTTAGCTGGAGAAGGAACAAAATCACTTAATTTCAATACACTATTAGCCATAGAAACACCAATATCCCCTAGTCCAGCAGTTAATGACATTGCTGTGTCTACTGGATGCTTAAATGGTTGTGTTGCTACGGTCTTAAGAGATTTAGGAAATTCTTTTAACCAAGAAGTAGCATTTTCTTTAAAAGTAGGTTCTTTTATTGGAGTAGGAATTGGTGCTGTATAAGGTTTTGCACCTTGTTTAATTAATTCTTGATAGGTTAAACCTCTCTTGGGAGTTACTGGAGAAGCACCCATGCTTTGTAATTGTTCTAAAGTGTATCCCATATTTTTTATAAATAAGTTCCATCAGGTTGTAATGTATAAATTTTATTACCAATTTTCATTGATTGAGGTTGTTCAGGTGGTAATCCTTGAGAAGTATCAGCTATAATTTTAGCGTTTTCGGGTGTATTAATAAAGTTTCCTTGTGAATCAAAAAGTTGACTTGCTACAAAAGCAGGAACTCCTTTCCATAAAGCACCTTGAACGGCATTTTGATAGTTACCTAGATTTGATAATGCTTTAGCTTCTGCTTTATCTTTTTTAGATTGCAATTCTTTAAAGGCATCCATCTTGTATCCAATAATATCTTTATTCATTGAATTTTGTAATTTCATTATCTCTAATGTAATTTCTCTTTCACTCTTATTAAGGTCAGAATTTATTTTTATTACATTGTCATCAAAGTCAGATTGTAGTTTATTAATACTATCATTAAGATTCATATTAATCTCTCTTACACCTAAGTCATAGTTACTCTTTAATTCTGCTCTATCGGCTTGGTATTTTTCATCAAGTTGAGCTAGGGCATAACCTGCTGCTCCTGATGTATCTAAAGCACCTAGTTTAGCAAGTAATCCCATCATTGAACTCTTACTATTAATACGATTTATTTCCATCTCTGAATCAGCTTTATCAAATTCTGCTTTTGACTTATCAATCATATACTGTGCCTTTTCTCTTTCAGATGTTTTCATATTTGCCATCTTTTCAGTTTCAAGTTCTATGCGTTTCTCAGCTTCAATTCTATTCTTTTCTTCCATTCCAATAGTATCTCTATCGCCTTTTATCATTTCAATTTGTTGTCTTGTAAAGTTCTGTTCAGTTAATGCTTGTTCAGTCATTAGTTTATCCATTTCTTTATTACCTGTATTAAATTTAGGTATATTCAAAAGACTGTCAAGATATTCTTGTGTTGTTTGAGGTGGTTTAATTCCACTCACCTCTGTATTTGCATTATTTTGTACCTTTGATGTAATTGAAGAAGGGGTTATTCCATACTTTGCTAGAGAGTCTACATTTGCTTTAAATGCTGTATCATTCTTGTAGGCATCTGTAAAGGCATCTGCTGAATTAAATCCTTTAGCAATACCATCTGTCCAAGTATCAATTCTTGTTGAATACAATGAACCACTATTTTTGTCGCTAAACCAAGGGTCAGCTTGTAAGTTCTTTGCATCAGAATTAACTTGCATTATTGCTTTGTTAGCACTATCAATACCACCATAATCGTTCTTAGGTGTAGTTGGGGTTGGTGTGTAACTTGTTTTTGAAACAGTACTTGAACCATCAGCATTAGGTGTTGTTGTAGTTGAAGATGAATCTTTTATAGATAAATCTTTCATATAATCTGTATTGCCAAAAACATTCTTAGGGTCAATAGGTGTATCACTTGCTATATCTTGTGCATTCGTAATTGTTTGTGGAGAACCATCAGGATTCAATGTTTGTCCACCTGATGTTGAGCTGTAGTTACCTTGTGCGTCTAAGGCAGTTGCCTTATTCATTGTACTAACTACTGGAGCAGTTTTTTGTGGAATTATATTTGAAACTTTCTGATTCTTTCCACCAACACTTGCCCCTGAGAAAGTAGTTGCTCCATAACCTGATTTAACTGGAATATTTCCTGAAAGATTAAATATATCTGAAGATTTAACACCTGTAATTGGGTCAGTTCTGTAATCTAATGTTTTTGCTTGTAGGGCATTTGCTGATTGACTATTCTTAGCAGCACTATTAATTGCATCTTTAATTGTTTTACCAACGTTGTCAAAAAATGAACCTATCTTACTTGTCTTCTTTTGTGGAAGACTTGGTGTTGGTTTACCTATTGTTGCTCCACCTCCTTTCATTGGGGTAGGTGTAGAGGATGTTTTAGAAGTACCACTTGTACCTCCTTTTGCTTGTGCTTTAACTGCTGTAAGAACAGGTGTAAACTTCTTCACCGTCTGTATTGGTGTAAGTGGTTTTGGTGGTATTACTACTTTTTTGGGTGCTGCTTTTGGTGCCATATTTTATAATTAATTTGTAATTGTCCAATCAGAACTTGACGAAGTTCCTGTTGCAAAATAAATTTTCTTAGCTATTGTATCTAAATAAATATCTCCAACCTTAACTGGTGTTGATAGTGGTGCTACTATTCCTGATGAAATAGTTGGTTTTTCTGCATTAAGTTCAGCCCAATGTTCTGCTGTTAAGTTCATTCTTACAGGTTCTCCTATAATATGTGTTTGTGCTGTAGTTCCTCCAATACCTCTACCCGACAAAGGTACAGTAATAAAATCACCATAAGCATTTGTACCTGTGGCTGTATATTGTACTATTTCACGTAAGTTTGAATTATTTGGTGATATAACTAAGTATCCAGATGATACTGTTGGTTTTGTTGATACATTAAAATCTCCTGCACCTACTGTCCAAGCCCTTGTTATTGATGTTTTGTAAAAATTTTGTAGAATTGTTGTCATAGAACTATTAAATTTGTGTTATTATTTTCCCAATTGTAATATTTCCAGCATTTCCTGATTTGCCAGTTGTTGGACTTCCACCTGTTCCTGCCGAACCTCCATTCCCACCTGTATTATAAATTAATCCAGTATTTATAACTGTTCCAAGAACTAATATTGTAATATCTGAACCATTACTACCATTGCCACCATTACCTCCAACCACACCATTTCCTCCATTTCCTCCATTTCCTCCTTGCCCATTTATAGTACCAGTAAAAGACAATGTACTTGCACCTAAGATAAGTAAACCAATTCCTCCATTTAAACTATGCCCTCCATTCCCTCCATTGCCTGAACTTACTGACGCACCACCATTTCCTCCATTTGTACCACCATTGCCACCATTACCACCATTACCAGTACCTATTCCAGCTCCTCCATTTCCACCATTACCAGTTTTTCCATTTCCTCCATTCCCTCCGTGTCCAGCAGATGCACTTAAAGATTTACCTTGTCCACCATTTCCACCATTTACATATCCATCTCCACCATTACCTCCATACGAACGACCAGTAGATGTAACATTACCTCCATCTCCTCCATTCCCTCCACTACCTCCTGTTGACCCTGAATTACCCCCATTCCCCCCGTGTCCTCCATCTCCTGTACCAGAACCTCCAATACCACCATTTCCTCCATTGCCAGTTAAGTATCCACCACCACCTGAACCTCCACTTCCACCAACATTATTATAAGATTGTCCTGAAGCCCCAGCTCCTCCATCTCCACCATTATTACCTGAAGCAGCAGTACCATTAGTACCTGCAAGTCCATATCCAGCAGAACCTTGAGCGCCACCACCACCTCCTCCTCCACCTGTAGTAGAACCTCCACCAACTCCATTCGACCCAGCATTAGAACTTACACCATTGATTCCACCAGCTCCTCCTGCTCCATTTCCAGCAGAAGTAGAAGTACCACCAGCTCCACCTGAACCTCCAGTTCCACTTGTTATTGAAGTAGCTACACCTCCGTTATTAGAATCTTGTGAAATACCTGTTGAACCACCTCTTATTCTACCGTGTAATGTCTGTAAATCAATTACTGAACTTGTATTACCATATCTTAATTCAATAGTTCCTGCAATAGTAATTGCTCCAGTTGCGTTTAATAACGCTCCACCCGTTCCAGTAAAAGCAAGTTTTGCTCCTGATGAAACATTTATTGTTGTAAAATTATAAATTTGTCCTGCATTTAGAACAGTAGTACCTGATGTTATGTTTAAAGCTCCATCAACACCTGACCCTCCAATGAGTCCAAATCCTTGCAAAAATCCATTACTATCAATTATTTTATTTGTAACTCCATTTAATATAGACCCAGATAGTGTTGTAAATTTTGGGTCATTATTACCTACTGCAATAGGGTCTGATGCACTTACTGGTGCTACACTTAATTTAGTATTACCATATACACTCTCTGTAGCCTTTAAATTTCCTGCAGAAATTGACAGATTTGATATTATTGCATTTTGAGCAGCTATTTCTGAAGTCAAATAAGAATCTACATCACTCCAATATTCAGCAGTAATATTCATACGTATTGGCTCTCCTGTCGTATGTGTTTGTTCTGTTGTTCCACCCACTCCTCTTGCACTAATTGTGATATAATCACCATTTCCATCTGTTCCTACCCCTGAATAAGCCACTATTTCACGTAATGTAGCATTATTAGGAGAAACTACTAACCAACCTGATGTTGGTGTAGGCTTTACTGTAACATAAAAAGTACCAGTTCCAGTAGACCAGTCTTGTAGAAGTGTTGTTTTATAAAAGTTTTGTAAGATTTTAATTGCCATTGTTTCTATTATACCATATTATTTATAATTTGTCAAGATTATTTAATCGACACTATTGCATCAGGTGCAAATGTGTCCTTTTCTTGCTTCATACCCATTAAAGCGAACTGTGCTATTGTAAATGTTTCACCTAATCCTGCATTTGATAATCCAATGTTAATTGATTGTGCCTTTGAAAGGAAGGAAATACGTCTTTTAATGAAAGGTGATGATGTAATAGTTTGCCCATAAGAGTCAGCAACAAGGGATTCACCGAAGTCTGTTTCACCTAATGCACCCAACTCATCTTCTAATCCTTGTCCAAGATAAAAGTTCTTTGTCTTAGCTGTTCGAACATCTGATTTATCTGAATAAATTGTTATTGTAATTTTACCTGTCAAGTTCTTAAACATTAAATCAAGATAACGGTAAATATTAAATAGGTTGAAGTCTTTATCTTCCACCCTCTTAAATACTACCTCAGAAGAAATAGCTGTGCCATTGTCATTTAATAAAGATTCATCCCACTTAAGAACAACGAATGGTGTTACATTTTTAACAGAATAAATTGTATTGTCAATAGCAATCATTTCTGATGTTTTTGCCTTATCTCTTGAAACAAATTTAGTCCAACTATTCTTGTAAAGGGTATGACAAACAAACATCAAATCATTTGCTGTTGTTGATGTAATCGGTACTGATAAATAGAATTTTCTATTATTGTAGAAAACATTTACTAATGAATAATAAGATGGATTAATTGTGTATAGTGTATCTTTAATAGGTTCTGATATAACAGAAGTATTAATTCCCATCACACCTGTTTGTTGGTCTTTAAATCCAAATGCTCTTACTTCTCTACCTGTAAAAAACCATAAATCATTCTCCACCCAAGATATTGCTGTTCGTGAACAAGCTCCATAATTATTTGATTGTAGTTCTTGTTTTGGGGCAAACAATCCTGTAACAACTTCCACCATTGTTACTTTCCAAATTGATTCTTTCTTAAACACTAAAAGATAACCATAATAGTTTTCTAATCCTGTTACAACATCAACACCTAATGGTCTAAACACATCTTGTGATTGAAATGATGTAAATGATAATCCTGCCGATGAAATTGTATGTACTCCTGATTGTGAACCTGATGTATTTATACTAACACCTCCTGGTGTTGCTGAAAGTTCAAAAGAAGAAACTGTTAAGTTAGTTGCTGAAACATAGTATGTAGTTCCTGCCACAATTCCTGTAGGTAATGCACCCGTAGTAGTAAATGTAACACCAACACCTGCTGTAAGTCCGTGATTTGTTTTTGTTACAACCCCTGGGGTTGCGATTGAGATTGTACAAGTTCCTGATACGAAACTACTATTACCAAATCCTGAATAGTATACTGATAAAGGTTCTGCTGTTACACCTGATACGAATAATCTGCTCTCAAATACTTCAAGAATATTTCCTTTAGGAGCTGAGGCATAATCTGTGAAAGTAGTTCCATCATAAGTGAAAAGAGAATCTACTGCGTTACAAGCATACAATACGTTATCATAAACTACATATCCAAATTTCGCACCTGCTGTTATTGTTTTGGTAGTGTCTTCCCATAACGAATTTGTAGTATTGTATAATTGTATTTTAGTTCCTTTTGCTCGTATTAGTTTAGATGTTCCATCTTTCTTCTTATAATTAAATATAGAATGTATTGCAGTAGTTTCTGTTGCTCCAAATAAAGAAAAGCCTGTATCCTTTGAAAGATAACCAGTTTCAGAAAAATTCATATTGATAGGTACACTTCTTCCTGCACTATCATCGACATCTATGGCTTCCACCATATTGTCCTGTATTATTGAAAATTTAGATTTTTTTAATGGCATAGTTAAATTAATTGCTGATAAGCAAACATTTCGCCACCTCTTTGATTTCCTTCTTCATAGTTACTCTGTATACCACTTCTCTTTGTAACCTCACCTTCATACTTTGTTTTATAATATGCTGAAAGTGATTCATCTTGCAAATCCTCAAATGCTCTCTCTAATATTCCATAGACAATACATTCGTGGAAGTATTCATTGATTGCTGGATTACTACCTGATGTAAGTGCTGCAAAGGTTGGGTAGTATTTTATTGAAAGGTTAGCTGTATCTGTTGGGTAACATTTAATTGTTCCACCTTCAATCGTAACCATTCTACTTAAAGTCTTATTATCAAAATCTTCTATTGACACTTCTTCAAAAGTTTCACCACCTGAACTTTGAGCTGAACCATAAAGAGTTCCAAATAATGTAGGTAATGTTCCCACCCCACTTGTGAAAGAAATAGTTGATGATAAAATTTTATCATTTGTAAAAATTCTTTTTATTAAATCCTGATATGCTAAATTTGCATATATCAAAATTGTTTCATCTGAAATAATTTCAGTTGTTTGTTCTAATAATTTTGCTCTAGCTAATGATATTACTTGAATTGTGGTTAGTGCCATTTTATTTTAATTATTTGATAATCCTACTGTTGCTATCCCTCTCCCCGACGAAGGGAGAGAGTAGAAACATTAAGCTAAGATTGTTCTTAGAACTGCACCTTTTGCACGATTTCCGTTGAATACTTTCTTACCCCATACAACTAATCCTTTACACATTGTAACGAATGAGTCATTAACGGTATCAGAAGGTATAACTACAGTTTTCATAATTTGCTGTGCGAAAGAACAATAATCTTTTGTTCCTGCAACAAACCAGTAACCAGTAGTGTTGTTACCTGCAACCAATTCGGATGAGATAACTTTCAATCCTGCGATTTTACCAATCAATCCTTTTTCAACTACATCGTTGTAAGCTGATTGAACTGCTGGAATAAACTCAGGAGCTTGTCTGATAACACCTTCGAAAGCAGCATTAACAACAATAAATCTATCCTCACGTGGAGCTAAAGATTTATTAAGTGCTGTAGAAACGTCTACTAGACGTTGATATGCAGTAGCCTTTGCTGTAGAAAGATGTGTAGCTGCCTTGATTGAGTAAGCTGTACCACCTGAAACTGTACCACCTGAATAAGTACCTGTAGCACCTAAGTCAGAAACAGTAATTTCAGTTGTAGAAGTAAAGCCAGTAACCAAGTAAGACTTACCTGCTACTACTAGAACTCCACCTTGCATTGCAGTTGTGAAGGTTGTACCTGAACCTGCAACAACTCCTGTGGTTGCTGTAATACCAATAGTGCCTGTTGAGTAATCAGTACCAATCATATTTGCACCATTAACGTTTTGTGCCATATAAGCAAGAACGTCTGTGTCAATAAGTTCAGAAATATCATTCTTTGTATTTGCTGCGTAAGCAGTAATTGCGTCTATATCGTTCTGAATTTTATCTACATCGTCAATACCGAATAAGAAATAATATTGTTTATCTATTACCAAATCTTCGTAAGTTGGTGTAAGTTCTTGTGGAACTAAAGTCAAGCCTTTTGTGTAGGCAGAAAGGGTAATCTTACCTGTGGTTCGTACACGAACTCTATCTCCTGAATCTTTAATTGCACCTTCGTATTTTGTGTTAGTAACTACGGGGGTTACTGAATCGTTATAGAGCAATTCTATAAGTTTCAATGAGTACTTTATTGGTGTAAATGCACCCATAACTGGGGTTATTAATTGAGCCATTATTTTTTAAAATTATACTAATAATCTACTAATGACACAAATAATTATCGCTAAATTTTCTTTGAACTTAAATCAGAATTATATTCTTTAGAATGTCTAGCAAATTCGGCTGGGTTTTCCATAGCCATTCTCTGCCAATCTTCTATACTTCTACCAACTGTAGGATTTTTACTTCCTGCTGTAGAACGTTCTAATTCAACTCGATTTATTTTTTCAGTTTCTTCTTTAGCACCTATCTGTTTAGCTTTATCATAAAGATGTATTTTAGCAATATCTTTTAAAATGGTTTCAATGTTCGTTGGAACATTATTTACATTAAAGTATTTACTTTTAAATTCATCTTTTGTTTCAGCTAATTCAGGATAATCTCTGAGAGTTTTTTGAAGTGCAGAATCCCATACTTGTTCATTATATTGTTTCTTAGCGAAGGCAATAGCAGGGTCTTTTAAGAGTTCCTCTTTGGCTCGTTTCGTAACAGTATTTGTATAAGCGATAAGATTTTGTTTAGCATCTTCATCTAAACTTTCAAAACCTGGATAGTAACTATCTGTGTTTTCCTGAACTTGATGTTCAGGTTTGTTGTCTTTTAGCTCAAGTGCTTCTTTGAGTGCCTTATTCTCTTGATAGAGTCTAAGTGCTTCTTTAGAAGACTCGCTAAACTTTGTTGCGTAATCAACTGATTGACCGACATTGTCCATCGTTGTGTTTGTGGAGTTATCATTCTCCTGCGTTCCTTTATTAACTTCTTGAGAGTTAGCGTTAGCGTTCTCAACTGCGTCAACTACAGAGTTTGCATTTTCTATTTCCATACAATCTTTTATTCTGCCGTTCCTTACGGAGTTTGGCATTATTATTAATTCGACTTTTGATAAGGTATCGTAACCATAAAACTATTTCTTTTTCGAAATAACACCTTTCTTGTTCATCTTGAACTGCATTTGTGATGTTGGTTTTTTCATTGGAGGTTCTCCTCCCCATTTACTTGAATCAAAATTCTTCATACTTCTTGGTTTAAAGGATTTTTCTTCAGCTTTCCTAACTACGTAACCTCTAGCTAATCCTTCTACGGGTTTTAGGGCATTTCCTTCTATTCCTCTAATCTCAGGGGTAGGTCGAACATACTTTTGTTTTGACCCTGGAATTAGTTTTGTAATTGTATCTTTTAATTTTCCCATAATATTAACATTTTTTACCTCCTTTCTTTTTTGATTTTGCCATTTATTTATTCATTAACTGTTCAATTGATTTCTCTGCAAAAGCCTTCTCGACCTTGGGGCTATTAAGAAATCCTTGAATCTTCTTAATAAACTTTACTTCCATCTTTCTAAATATTTCTGATTGTGGAGGTAGGTCAACTTCTGTCATTCTTCCTATTGCAGTATTTAATTCATACTCTAACCATTCTGAAACATCTTTATCGGTTAATTTTCTTCCTGATAATGCTTCTTCCCAAGATTTAAAAGTTTCTTTTTCTTCTGTGTTTAATTCTGAGAAATTCTTAAGTCCTAATTTTTTTAAATATTGGTCTAAAATCATATGTTTTGAGGTTTTGCATTAGTGCTTTTAATACTATCCTGTGGATTATTCACTTTGGAAGGTGCATCAGGTTGTGCAAGTGGCATTTGCTGAGGTTGCTGTGCTGCCATAACTGCGTCTATCTCTGATGTATCCCAATTCAATAATTCTAATGTTTTTCTATCTGCAATACTTTGTGCTACAGGATTATTTATGAATATATTTTTAACGTATTGTATTTTCTTTAAATCAAAGTCATCTGCTTCACTTGATTCTGCCTCTGTCTTAACTACAACTTCATATCCTGATGGTGCTTTCCAATCTGTAGATGAAACTTCCTTAGGATAATAATTTCCATCAGAACCTTTCTTGTATAATTTCATTGTTCCGTGTGAATTGGCTTCAAGTATTTGGTAGAAAAGATTTCCTAATTCTTTCCAAGCTGTTCTATAGTTCTTTGATACAACTTGATTTATTCCTGCTGATTGTTTGAGTGATAACTGTACTTGTCCGAGTGTTTGTTCTCCTGCTTCTTTAACACCTCTTTCTAATGGTGTTTGTGCAACAGAAGATTGAATTAAATTCTTCAACCAAGTAATCTGACTTGCTACATCATTAAGAGGTTCAATTTTTATTTGCTGTACTATCTCTGAAGGATTCCCTGGAAGACCGTAGAAACCGAATGGTTTTGCCTCGAAAGCTCTTGGTTGAAATGTTCCATTCATTGTGTTGAAGAAATACATTCCATAATTACGATATGTTCTATTCTCAAGGTCTTGAGAGATATACATATTTGTAATCTTGTTAAATGTTCTAACATTGTCTGCGATACCATCTGACCAAAAATCATTTGCATCAGGGTCGGATGCCCAAGTAACTATAGGTAAACGTGTAATACCAATTGCCTCTTTAAGAGGTTTGTCATAAAGAACAACCTTGTCTACTGCAATAATTCTTAAGTGCCTAATAAATTTTTGTTCTTCAACATTCCAAACCTTGTCATAAGATTCATTGATTTCAATAAGAACATCCGAAGCTCCAAAGTCATCAAAGTTATTTGCTCCAAGATTTTCTAATCTTTCAATTCTTAATCTGTATGATTGGTCATCGGTAGCTGCTCGAATAATTCCTTCTTTTGTATCAAGGAAAGTTTTTAATTCTTTCTTTGCTTCTTCTGAATATTTTGGATTGGCTAGTATCTCTTTTAATGAACGGTATATATGTGTATGTTTCACGTAGAACGCTGTATCTAGGTCAAGGGGGTTGACACGTGGGTCAATTTCAATATCATAAGGGTCAATAAGGTCAATGAATACTTTTCCAGCTGAATAACCTATCTTCTTGAAACCTCTACCTTGTAGTCCAACAATTTTCTTTTCTATATTGTCAAGGATATCTAGTTTACAGTAGTCGTAGTAGAAATCATAAATAGCATTAAATATAATTTCTCCATTTTTATCTTTCTCTGTTTTATCACGTGTTTCAAATTTAAGTTTAGGAGCTTCATCAATCTTAGAAATCCAACTTTGTATTGTTTCTCTTATGATTGGAACATTAATAGGCTGACGTTGTGTAAGTCTATTTGTGGCAACCTTATCTCTATGTAAAGCATAGTTTTCATTCCATTGAGCAAATCTACGTTCCTTGAACTTTATAGACTCCTCCTTATTCTTTACGTGGTCTAAAATAATTTGATAATTTTTTTCCATAATTTATTATCTGTTATATACAAATACTGAATATACTCCGTCTGTGGTGATAACAAGTTTTGTTCTTAGGTAAGCAAAACTATCTGTACTTGGAATCATTACGAAGTAAGAAGTTCCAGAAGCTGTAGCTGATATAGTGTTTGTTCCAATATCTGTTTGAGCATTTGTCTTTGCTACGTTTGTTATAAGTCTATTGTATGCTACGAAGTTCACACCGTCATTTGAAACTTCTACTGTCATAGCTGCGTTACCTGAAGTTAAACTATCTGCGTGTAATTGAATTGATGTGTTTGATTTATTAGATAGTGGTAGTGGTGCTGAGTAAGAGTAGGAAGTCCAAGCTGCGTTTGTTTGTGTTTCAGCCATTGTAATTGCTGAGAAGAAAGGATTGAATACTGTCAATACTGTTGCAGATGTAACAGAAGATATTTTTAATGCTGCAAGTTTTGCAGAATCAGCTGCACTCAATGCTGTGAAGTTTGCATTTGATGCTAGATAAGGATTTTTAATAACTGCGTCAAGGTGTAATAGGTTAGCTGCTGCTGTTCCTATTTTAATTTCACCTGCTACTGCTGGTCCTGTTGATAGTGCTGTTACGAATGTAAAAACAACACCACCGATTGTTACTGTTTGCGTGTTAGTAAATACTCCTGTAGTTGTTAAGAAGTAATGACTTGCCTTTGTTAAACTTACTTGGTCTAAGATTTTATTTGAGTCCATTTTTATAAAAATTAATACTAATATTATTTACATTATAACATATTCTATTTAATTTGTCAAGTTTACATGTTCCATTCAGGATAAAGAGGTTGTATTCCACCAGTTTGAGTAGCATTTGTATAGATATTTTGACGAATTGGTGTTAGTGGAATATCCCATACTGCAAGGGCTAAAGACATAATTCTGTCATCGTGTTTACCATCAGGAACGCATATTTTTGTTCCTCCATTCTCATTTAACTCATAAGTCATTGAAATTAGCTCATCAATTAATACTTCATCATCAGGAATTTTAATTTTGTCTTGTTCGAATAGAATTTGTAAGTTTTTAAGTAGGTCAGTTCGTGAGGTTTTGTTAAATCTGAATGGGGTTATATTCATTCCCCTTGAATTTAAGTCATCAAAGACAGGTTCGCCTACACCTGTAGAGTCAATAACGATTCTACCTCGATTATAACGCAAATAAGCGTTTTCTATACGTGCTTTCTGTAAATTGTAGTCCATTTGGTTAAAAGAGTCTTGTTTTTGAAGGTGAAAATCGTTAAGATTGAATGGTGAAATCACAGTATAGTCGTTATATTTTGCGAGGTCAACCCCTATTTGGAAGAAAGCCATATCTTTTGGTTTATAGTCTTCTAATTTGTATATGTTTTCACGTACCCTACGAAAGAATCCAAGACCATTATCAAGGAATTTACAATAATACTCCTGTTGGAATAAGTCTTGTGGCATTTCAAGACGTGCTTCTTCAAGTGCTTCTTTTGAAAGTGCCTTTGTGTCTTCAACTGTCAAGACTTGACAGAACCAATTTTTATTATTCTTTACATCTTGCATCAATTCGAATGCGTGGTTGACACCTCGGGGTGTCATAATGAATATTGCAAATCCACCATTTTCTCTAAGAATAGGAGAAATCAAGTTCCACACATCGGGTTTCATTAGGGAATACTCTGAGAAGACAACACCAACTGGGTTTGTACCAACAATACGGTCAATGTTATCAGCACCCACCATTTGCAAAATACTCCCATTGATAAGTTCAATAACCATATCAGATTGGTTGATAGTTTTTACTATTTCTTTAGGGAAATGTTCTAAAAACTTAAAGCCATCTTTATCTGCTCCTGTCCAAATGACCTTTTTTGCCTGACTATAAGTTGGCAAAAAATAATAATATGTCCCTTTACGTTCCATCATCTTCTTTGGAAGATTTGCAAAGATTGTTTTATCTTTTCCTGAACGTCTATGTGCCACCCAAAACATTCTTTTAATACCTGAATCCCACGCTTTAAGAATTGGTATTTGGTAGCTCCTCGCTTTGAATTTGTACGGTAGTGTTATCTCTGACATTTTGTAATATTTGATTTTCTATTAAATTTTGATTGTCTTCGACCACCTTATTTTCAATTTCTATTGGGTCAGCATAAGATATACTATTTATCTTTATTTCTGATTCCATCTTACCTCCTATTTCTTGTTTTGTAGAATAGCCTTCATCTTTGCCTAGAGTAGTAACAATTGTTTTAGATATATCAGCTACAACACGTAAAACATCTTTATCGATTTCCTCCTCCTCACTACCATCTTCTCTTAGTTTCATTTTTGAATAAGATAGATTAAGCATTCTTCCTAGATTTCTTTCTGCTTTAGAAAACATACTTGCTCTTAATAAACGTTTCTTCCTTTCTTTAAACCATTTAAAGTTTCCCATATTAAGGGCAGTATTCTTTGAATAACCTGCTGCAATTCCTGACTGAACAATATTTGGTTTACCACTTCTAAAAGATTTAATATAAAAATCCCAAGCTATTTGTTGTCTAGGGTCAACGTTCCTACCATTACTTCTTTGCTTAGGTGGCACTAGTCCTTTTTCAATATAACTACCTTCATCATCTGCCTCCATTTCTTCCTCTACTTCTTCAGATGGAATAATTGTAGACATTATTCCATCATCTTCATTTTCTTCGGTTTCATTATTCATTTGTTTTCTTTTCCTTTTCCTTCTCGACTTTTAAGCCAATTGCTTGGTCAATAATAGCAATAATATGTTTCTTAAAATCACTATTGGAAGATAGAGGCATCTGTGCTTCTACAACTGTATCCTTTAACTTAAGTGTTAAGAATAAGATAGCAGCACTACCTTCCTTTCCATCCTTACCTACAGGAACATCCTTAAGAACAAATCCTATAGTATCGACCTTTCCTTTGTAATGCTCACCAAACGAAAACAACTCACTCTTTTGTTTTTTTGTCATCATTGGCATATTATAACATAATATATTTAATTTGTCAAGTGTATTTTCTATAAAAAAACTTGACTTTTGTTTTTAAATATGCTATAATGGAGGTCTGGAGATTAGGTAGGGCGAACTTGTAAAGCCTAACTCTGGTTGCCAATTAAATTTACAAGACTTGTTATATCTGATGTGTTAGGCAGCATCCTAACGTGCTTTATACCATAACAGGAGTTAATCAAACGTTCCATAGACTTCCTGGCGTTTGAAACACACATAGGTCTTTCCTTTGAAAGTTGCCTATGATAGTGGGAAGAAAGAATTAACCTAGAGAAAAGGGATTACTTAATTCAATGGCTAAGCTATACTTTTAGGGCTTTTATACCCTCTATGTGCATTACCCATAACGGGGGCAAAGCCTAAAAGTTAAGGTAACATTAATACTAATTACACTTGTTTAAGATTTGATTGGGGCTAGAACTAAATGAAATATTATACAGACGGTTTTACAAAACTTAAGAATCCTTCTCCTTTAGGTGGAGGCTATACGATAGTAGATGAGAATAATACTGTAATAACAGTAGAAAACATTAACAAAGTAGGATTTACAAACAATGAAGCTGAACTTCTTGGTGTTTACAATTGTTTAAAGATATGCAACAAGAAAGATATTATATCTACTGACTCAATGAATACAATCGCTTGGGTTAGAGCAAAGAAACTAAAGAAAGTAGCTAGACAAGACTTAATTGAAATAATAAAAGAGTGTAAACAACTCGTAGAAAATAAATCTATTAACCTTATGTGGGAGGGTAGAAATTTTAATCTTGCAGGTATACACAATGAAACAAAAGAATTAGATACATTTTCTTTGTTTTGTCAAGGGGTAAGTTTTCCAAAAAGTGAGTAGCGGTTTTTTGACCACTAACGTCTTTGCGGCGGTGCCCACCAACCCCCCCCCCGTCACACAATAACATGTTTGTCAACAACACAGCAAGACAATATTGTCAAGTATAATAAATATATCATATACGATATAATGCCAACACCTAGCACCCTAACACCCTCGAGGGTCTCCCTTGCAAGCCCCCGACCATTAATAGCCTATAAGTTCTCACACAATAACATTTCTGTCAAGGTGTTGATATCTTACTATTGACATGTTTAGCAAAGTTGTGTTGCAATATTAGGAGGCTCACACCATTTGCAGTCTGTCAATGGATGTCGCACAATATTTTTGCTCTCGCCAAACAATCCTTGTTTTACACCTCTTTTTCTAGCTAACATGTCGCACAATATTATTTTCTTATAATATATTTAATATACCATATATGATATAAACATTACACCACTAACACCATTATAATGCAAGGCTTTTTACTTGCTATCTTTTTATTATTCGTATATACTATATGTATATCAATTAGTCATTGGTATACATTATAAATTATAAATAACATTATGGAAAAACAAGTAAAAGAAATAAGATATAAGAAAATAGGTGTTATTATGGGTAGAATAGTTTGTGGCAAGGAAGAATATATCGTGGTCAATAAAAAGGGGGAAGTAGTAGGTATATCACAAGGTGATATTAAAAATTTTATTAGAAATAGTAATTTTATAAGATAATCATAATTATATGATAAACAAAAAGAAAAAATGCAATTTATTGGATTGTCGTGGTTGCCATTATGAGTCTTTAGAAAAGAAAAGAAAACAAAAAGAAAAGCGTGATGATATAATTTTATGGATTATTACGCTTGGGCTAGGTGGTGGAATAGGTTTTATACTTAAGTTGTGTTTTATAATAGGGTAGTATTAATAATTAATAGTATAATAATATGGTGAAAATAACTTGCGTTAATTGTAGTAAAGTAATGGAAGAAGAAGAAAAAGCATTTTTTTGTAATAAATGCTTAGAAAATATTGAAGAAGATTATCAAAACTTAATTGATGAAGAATAATAATATGATATACAATAAAATATACATAGGCAGTAACAATGAAACAAAAAAAGTTGAAAAAGAAAAACTATTCGAGATTATTAGTAATTGGGGTTATGATTTTACGGGTATTGATACAATAGGCTATTATAAGGGGGAAAAAGAAAATAGCATAATAATAGAAATATACGGCGAGATTAATATAAACATGATACACGAACTAAAAAGAGTGTTAAAACAATATAGCATTATACATGTTATTGATTATAAACAAGTTAATTTTATTTAATTATATGAGAAAAGTATATAAAAATTTAACAGAAGACCAGAAAAATAGAAATGTTATATTTTCTAGCGAATTAGTAGGTGGCAATAAAATACATGAGATTTTTAAAGATGATGAAAATATATCTTATAAAATAGCATTGTTAAAAGATGATAAATTTTTTAATAAAAGCCCTTTCAAATATAATTTAATACGAGAATAGTTTATTTTAATACTAGCATAATTATATTGTGCTAGTGATAAAGTAAAATAACATTAATATAACATTTTACTTTTACTAACTTGCTAGTTAGTTAGCACTTTAACAAATGAATATAAAAACATTAGATAATCTTTATAGAGATACTGAAGACTATAAAAATATGACAAGTTATAGAGCATGTGAACGAGCTGAAGGCTTTGGAGAAGGAGAAGGAGCATGTGAAGATGAAATACTAACAGCTTGGCAATGGCTACATGATAAAAAAGTTGCATATTCTTTACAGGGGTTTTATGGTCGTACAGCTCAATCTTTAATAGAGCAAGGAGCAATATCACAATAATATCATGCCAAAATTCACTAAAAAGCATTATATAGTTATAGCGAGTATTATGTTAAATTGTTTACCATGTAATGACGGAAGTAATACTGATGAAGAAGTATTTTTACATAAATACATTTGCGATAATTTTAAAGATTATTTTATAAAAGATAATCCAAAATTTGATGAAGATAAATTTTTGATAGCTTGCGGTATAGAAGAATAAAAAAGATGTTAAAATTACAATGATACACTTTAAGTGATAATCATAAAATTAAAACACGAAAAACTAGCGTTCGTGTTTTTTTGTATTTAATTTTATAAAAGCAATATATCATATGTGATATATGCAAATTAAAAGTAAACGCCTAAAATTTTAATACATGATAATCAAATTAAAAGTTGATAAGCATCGCATACATAGATAGATTTACATAGATAGTTTTAAAATTTAGAACCCTTAGTAATATTTTCCTTAAACCACAGAGGTTGTAGATTAGTATAATGACAAGCTTGGTTATATTCTTTTTGTTTAGTTAAATCAAACAAAGATAGGGGTTTTACATGGTCTATATTCCAACCAGTTTTAGATAGATTTTTCCAATTCATACCAGTTTTAAATTTTTTTTCTAAATAAGTTTTTAATTCAGGTATTGTGCATCCAAGACTATCAATTACCTTACCTTTAGTTGAATTTAATTTAATTGCTTGTCTTAAACCACTTCTAACTTGTATTTGTAATCTAAATTGTTTATTATTATGATATTTATTAAGAGTGTATTTATTTTGATAGTTAATAAATTTATTACTACGATGATATTTAGCACATATTAAATTATGACAATCTTTACAATAAGCAAATTGTCCATCTTTCCTACGATTATCTTTATAAAACATTGATAAATCACGAAACATTAAGCACTTCAAACATTGTTTATTATTCATAGTTCTATTATAGCATAGATATAAATTTATGTCAAGTAGATAACTAAATTTGACAAACTATATTTATTATATCTGAATGTTTAAAAGTGGATAACTCTTGTTGACACAATAATGGGTTGGGTATATGATGAGTGTATAAATGATTTAGTCAATCATTTAATTATAAAAAATTATAAAAATAATTATGAACAAAGAAGAAAAAATAATGTTTTTGACGAACGAAATTAAGAGGCTCGAAGATAGTAAGCAAAAGAATAGTCAAGAGTTTTTCATTATAAGAGAACAAATAGAGTTATATAAGTCGGCTCTATCTAAAATGATAAAAGAAAATGAACAATAATTGCCCTACAAACTGTGCATGTTGCTCTGAGGATAAACGAGAGGGTATCCCCGAAGACATAGAAAACATAGATGAGGTCGAAGACGAATATAATCGATTAACAGATGATGAGATTAATAATTTAGCAGATTAATATGACATACTAAAATGACATACATAATAAGTGAACGAGATAAACAACTAGAAGAAGATTTAATGCTATCATATTTACAGATAGACTGGTTGGATAGCTATGGTGGACGCACAGAAGATGATTTAAGAGCAGATGATGACGGACTCTATATAGAGATGTCAATGGGTGGCAACGCTTTTAAGAAGAAGTATATGCCCTCAATTAAGAAATTACTAGATTTAAAGATTAAAGAATTATGGAAACGATAATAAGCGAGATAGAAATACAAGATAAATATATCTTAGACGATGATAATGAAAACCTAATTCAGCCTCAAATTAAACTAGGTTTCGACTTGACAAAAAGACCAAACTATCTTAAAGATACGCATATAAAATTTCATAGATGTGGTTGGTGTTACAATATGGTGTATACGAATAGTGTTTATTGTTGTAAAGACTGTTGTCAAGAGAAACAAGACTGGTTACTTTTAAACACAATGAAGAAGAAAAAAGAAGTGGAAAGAGTTAGGAGTAATGAAAGATACCATGCTATGACCATTGAGGAAAGACGAGAATATGCAAAAAAAAGTAACCAACGAAGATTATTAAAATTAAAAAATAAAACAAAATGACAATAAAAGAATTAAAAGATTTACTAAGTGAATATAAAGATAGCAATAAAGTGATTATCGAAACCCCCGAAGGAGATATAATCGAAGACATGATAGTCAATGTGGGGTTAGGTGGAGAGATAGTGATAGGAGAATTTTAGCAAACTAAGTTCAGTTATCCCCTTGACAGGCAAAATTAGAAATGCTAGACTAGGTATGCAGAGCAACCATTGTGAGTTAACAATAATAACTGTAAGTAAGGCTCATGCTACAAAACTAATAATGCCTCATTAAATCTAGGAAAGAAGTAATATTTTAGTCCATTAGAATTTAGTGAGGTATTCTT